ATGCAAGAATTTATGACACAGTAGTTGATGTTTGTAAGCAATCAGAGGCGAGAAGGGGTGCATGTGCGGTATGGCTACCGGTTGAACATGATGATATTATGGAGTTCTTGGATATTGGAACAGAGGGTAATCCTATCCAAAATTTACAATATGGAATTACAGTTACAGATAATTGGATTAATGATATGAAGGGGGGTGATCCAAGTAAGAGAAAGATATGGGCAAAAATAATTCAAAGGCGCAATGAGTTTGGTTTTCCATATATTATGTTTAAGGATAATTCAAACAACAATTCCCCCTACAAAGAATTGGGTATGGAGATAACTGCCTCAAATCTTTGTTTAACAGAAGACCAAAGAGTTGTTACATCAAAAGGTTATTTGACTGTTAAAGAGTTATATGATAGTGGCGAGGAATTGGTTTTATTTAGTGGAAATGAAGCGGTTAAATCATCTCCTATGTTATTGAGAAATGAAGAAGCTGAAATATTGAAAATAACATATTCAAATGGAATGACACAAAAGGTGACATTCAATCATGGGATACCAGTTTTTAATGATACTACAAAAGATATTGTAAGAGTTGAAGCAAAAGATTTAAAAATTGGTGACTACGTTGCTTTGCAAACAGAAAAAGGTTTGTTTGGTGATTTGGATATGCAAGACGAGGCTTATTTGTTGGGTGCGGCAAATAGTCTTTTGAGTGAAGATAAACCTAAAAATATTATTCCATCATATATCTGGAAAGCAAATGAAGAGACAGTAAAGGCTTATTTACATGGTTTGTTTAACGTATCAAGTTATAATGATGATGGTTTATATATTGGGGATAATAAATTCATTTCTGATTTGCAAATATTATTTAGTAATTTAGGAATTAATTGTAATGTTGAAACTTTGAATAGTAATACATCAAAAATTACAATAAAAAAACATAATGGTGAGTTGGGGGTTAAGGTTGTTGCAATTGAACAATTAGAAAATGAACCAGTATATTGTCCAACAGTTGATAATGATGAACATATTTTTGTGTCAAATGGTTTGAGGACTTTTAACTGCTCAGAAATCCAATTACCAACAGATTCATTAAACTCATTTGTTTGTTGTTTAGGTTCATTGAATTTACTTCATTGGGATGAGATAATTGAGACTGATGCAATTGAGGTTTACACAATGTTCTTAAATGCTGTTATGGATGAATTTATATTGAAGTCAGGTAAAATGGCTGGTATGAAAAGGGCTAATAGGTTTGCATCACAGCATAGAGCAATTGGTTTGGGGGTTTTAGGTTATCATTCATTATTCCAATCCAAATTAATTCAATTTGAATCTTTGAGGGCAAAGCAATTAAATCATCAAATATTTAAAATAATTAAAGAGAGATCAGAATTGGCTTCAAAATATTTATATAAAGAGAAGGGATATAGATGTTTAAGAGAGGGGTATGCCAATACAACACTAATAGCTATTGCCCCAACCAAATCAAGTTCGTTTATTCTAGGACAGGTAAGTATGGGTATTGAGCCAATCAAATCAAATTATTTTATTAAAGATTTGGCAAAATCAAAAACAATTTATAAGAATCCATTTTTGGAGATTGAATTGGATAAGTATGGTTTAAATACACCAGATACTTGGGAGAGCATTTTGAAGAAAGATGGGTCAGTTCAGCATCTGGATTTTCCAACCAAGGAGGTGTTTAAATCGTTTATTGAAATATCGCCAAAAGAATTGATATTGCAAGCAGCGCAGAGGCAGAAGTATATCGACCAATCACAATCGCTTAACTTGATGATTCATCCATCGGTCCCAGCAAAAGATATAAATCAATTATATTTATATGCGCATGAGGAGGGGGTTAAAACCTTGTATTATCAGTTTAGTCAAAGTTCAGCACAATCATTTTCAAGGAATATAAATGAGTGTGTAAGTTGCGAGTCATAGATTCAATTTGTTAAATAATAAACCCCCATCTTCTATTAAATTAGATTTGGGGGTTTTTCTTTTAAAAAGTTTTACTTATAGTTGTAGTGAAATATAAAAAATAATGAAAACATTTAAGAATATAACATTTTCTAATGAACAAATTAGTAAGATATATGAAGTTTCTTATAGTATTTCTGAATCAAGAGGTAAAAAAAGGCAGAATATTATTAATAGTGTTGTGATAGAATCCTTAAAACGAGACACAACATATGATGGTTGTTTGTTTAAGACAGAGGTTAAGATACCAAAACGTAAATTGTTATGGGGGGATTCTTTTCCTGTTGATATTTGCGTTTATAAAGATTATAATTTAATTGAGATAATTTTAATCAAAGCCCCGGCATCCAATATAAAACAGAATAGAATTAACTCTCTCAATAGCATTAATTCGGATATAACCAGATTATCAAAACTAGATGATATTAAAATATCACTTGTAAATTTTTTACCAAGAATAACACCTTTCTTCATGAGAAATGAGATTATTAAAAGTTTTGAAAAAAATAGTCCTTTTTTTCTATCAACATGTGGTGCCATTTATAAATTTGAGATTGATGAATTGTACGTAACATTTGACATTGCTAATTTAAATAGTTGTAAAACAAAGTTGGATGTCAAAAATTTATTCTCTACAAATCCTATTAAAAATATAAAAATTTGTAACCCAACAAAACCCCCATTAGCTATTAGTCAATTAGATGAAAATTGGTAGCTTGTGAATGTATAAATATTGGAATAAACCACCCCCAGTCTATTAAATTAGATTTGGGGGTTTTTATTTTTGTATAAAATCAAAAAATATATATTTATATGTTAAATAATATACAATGGCTAATGGTATAACATATGGTGTTGATTTTCCTTTTGACACATCATATAGAGGTGATGGTTTAAAGATGACAGAATATTTTTCTGATGAAATACGAGCATCATTATTGCATTTATTGTTGACACGTAAAGGTAGTAGATATTATTTACCTGATTTTGGGACAAGGCTTTATGAATATTTATTTGAACCATTGGATGTTGTATCTTTTGATATTATTGAGAGTGATATTCGAGATGCTGTTAAAAAATATATACCCAATTTAACAATTATTAATATTCTTATTGAACCATTAACAGAAGATGAGGAAGTTCAATCATCAAAATTATCAGTTGATGATGTTGGGTTATCTTCTGCTAGTAAAATTTATAGATCACCTGGTAGTGGGACATATAAAAACACAGCTAAAATAAAAATTGAGTTCATTTCCAATACAAATGCGTTTGTTGGAAGTGATTTTGTTGTAATAAATATATAATATGGCAGATAGACAAATATCATATGGCGTTAGAGATTTTCAGAGTATAAGAAATGAATTACTTAATTATGTTAAAACATATTATCCTGATTTGATAAATGATTTTAACGATGCGTCAATATTTTCAGTATTTCTTGATTTAAATGCTGCGGTTGCGGATAACTTGCATTATCATATTGATAGAAGTTTGCAAGAAACGGTGTTGCAATATGCCCAACAAAAATCATCAATATATAATATAGCCAAGACATATGGTTTAAAGATACCTGGTCAAAAGCCATCAATTACTTTATGTGATTTTTCAATAACTGTACCTGTTAATGGTAGAAACGCTGACACATCATATATGGGTGTTATTGAGAGGGGTGCACAAGTTTTTGGTGCTGGGGTTGTATTTGAAACAATTAATGATATTGATTTTACGCAAGATTTCAGTTTGCAAGGTGTTAAGAATAGGAAAGTTATACCAAATATAATAAATGGTCAAACAGTTAATTATACAATTGTAAAGCAAGAACCGGTAATAAATGGTACTACAAAAGTTTTTAAAAGGGTTATCACATCTTCTGATGTTAGACCTTTTTTAGAAATATTTTTACCAGAGAAAAATGTTCTTGGTATAACAAGTGTGATTGCAAAAGATGGGCAAATATCAACGGTTCCCCCCAATGCGGAGTTTATTGGTGATTCTGATAGCAAGTGGTATGAAGTTGATTCATTGGCGGAGGATCGTATTTTTATCCCTGATTCAACAAAAAACACAGGCAATGCTGGTATTAAGGTTGGGAAGTATATACAAACTGATAATAGGTTTATAACTGAATACACCCCGGAGGGTTTTAAGAAGATAACTTTTGGTAATGGTGTTAATACTGCAATGGAACAATTGAATTTATTTACAACAACGAATCATTATCCTACCATTCAAAATTATTTAAACAACTTTTCATTAGGTAGAACATTAAAACCAAATTCAACCATTTTCATACAATATAGAGTTGGTGGGGGTCAGAATAGCAATTTAGGTGTTAATACAATAAACCAAATTGGGACAAACGTTTTTAAGATTAATAATGGTAATGAAACGCAAAAATTAGCTGTTGTTAATTCATTAAGGGTTAATAATGCTTTTCCTGCTATTGGTGGTGCTGGATTGCCAACTATTGAAGAGGTTAGAAACTTTGTTTCTTATAATTTTGCAGCTCAAAAACGTGCAGTAACCATAAGAGATTATGAATCAATTATTAGGAATATGCCATCTGAATTTGGTTCACCAGCAAAGGTATCAGTTCAAGAAGTAGATAATAAGATTGAGGTTCTTGTGTTGTCATTTGATTCAAATGGTAGATTAACAAATACAATTTCAAACATCTTAACTAATAATATTGCAAATTATTTATCAAATTATAGGATGATAAATGATTATATCGTTGTTAAATCAGCAACAATAATTGACGTTAGTGTGGATTGTTCTGTTATTATTGCAGCTAATTTTAATTCAAACGATATTATAAATTCTGTGATTACGGCCATTAATCTTTATTTTTCACCCCAAAGCATGCAATTAGGTACAGATATTAATTTATCTGAAATAAAAAGTAATATTCAAAAATTAAATGGTGTGTTTACCGTATCGGAATTAACCATAATAAATGAGGTTGGGGGTAATTATTCCGGGGGTTTTACATCTATGGAATATTCTAATACTACCACAAAAACAATAAAACCAATAGATGAAATGATTTATGCTCAACCATCAGAAGTCTATCATATAAGATACCCTGATATTGATATTAGAGTAAAAGTAAAGACTAGTGGTAATGTTACAATAGGATAATTTATTTATTTTAATGATTTAACATTTATATTAAAAATAAGTTAAGTAAAAATCAATGCAAAACACATATAGAATAAAAACTGAAATAGGTAAAGATAAAGTTGTTAATTTTCAGTTAGACCAAAATATTGAATTTTTAGAATTATTATCCTTTAAAGTTAGACAATCTGATGTTTATACTCTGGATTGCGCAAATTATGGTGTTGTTGCAGGTAGGATTACAGCAAATAATGGATTTGGGGTTCCAAATGCTAGGGTATCGGTTTTCATTCCATTAAGCGAAGAAGATGAGAATAACGAGTTAATTACATCCATCTATCCATATAAGTCAATATCTGACAAAAATGAAGATGGTTATAGGTATAATTTATTACCATATGAACCATCTTATCCGGGTCATGTTGCCACAGGAACATTTCCCACATTAAATGATGTTATGACTGATGGTCAAGCCATTGAGGTGTATGAAAAATATTACAAATATACAGTAAAGACAAATTCAAGTGGTGACTACATGATATTCGGAGTTCCAGTTGGAAGTTATAGTGTGTTGATGGATTTGGATTTGTCAGATATTGGGGAGTTTTCATTGACACCCCAGGATTTGATTAGGATGGGGAGAGCAACGGAAGCTCAATTTAAGGGTAACTCATTTCAAAGTTCACCAGATTTGGCATCTTTGCCGCAAATTGTGTCATTATCAAAAGGTGTTGAAATATCTCCATTATGGGGGGATCCTGAAACTTGTGATTCAACCATAAATAGGATTGATTTTGATTTAAGGGATGATGCTAGTATTGATATACAGCCGACAGCTATTTTTATTGGGTCAATCTTTGGTACAAGTAATATAGATAGTGTAAGAATTGATTGTGGGGTTAAAGAAAGTATGGGTAATCTATGCCAACTTGAAACTGGGCCTGGTCAAATATTGGCAATAAGGCAAACAAAAAATCTTGATGAAAAAGGGTTGCCAATTCTTGAACAATATGAATTGGAAAATTCTGGTAGAGTTATAGATGGGGATGGAACGTGGGTGGTAGAATTACCAATGAATTTGGAATATGTTGTTACAGATGAGAATGGAAATCAGGTAATAACAAATGATGAGAAAATAGGTATCCCAAGAAAGGGTAAATATAGATTTAAGGTAAAATGGCAAGATTCAGATAATACAACAGATACGTCAAGAAAAGCGCATTTTTTAATTCCAAATATTAAAGAATATGGTTGGGTTAATGGTAGTTTTTCTGACGACCCAATTACAAGTTCAGATGCTAAAAAACAAAAAGAGTTGGCTGGTTCATATTATTTTGGATTGGATTGGACTGGATATACAAATTATAATGCCGCAATTAATTGTGAAGATACTTTTTATGAGTTTGAATATAATAAAACATATACGGTTGCAGGGTTAGTTGATCAATACCAAACCAATATTGGGCAAGGTAAATTTATAGGGATTAAAGAAATTGGTGATAGAACTTGCGAACAGAATGTCAACAAATATCCGGTTAATGATGGTGTTAAGAATTTTAGTTTGATGTATTTTTTGTTTTCGGTGATAACGCAATTACTTCAATTTATTTATATTCCTATATTATTTGGGTATCATTTAGTTACATTTTTGTGGAATTATTTGGCGGTAATAGTATTACCAGCGATAATAACGTTGGTTGGATACCAGATTTATAATTATCTGTCAGATATTTCTAACTTACAAACAATGTATAGTTTTCTAATAACAGCTACAACTTTCATACCAACAGCACTTAGTTTTTCTACTGTTTTACTTGCCCAAAGTTTTGCAAAAAATGCAAAACTTATTTTTCTTATTGGTTTTGAAGTATTTTTAATACTTAATTTTGCTAGATTAGCAAAAAGAAAGATTAAAACTATACATCTGCCTAGTATAACCTATCCAAATTGTGAATTTTGTAACTGTGATATGGAAGAGGTGGATGTTGAAGTGGGTGAATCCTATCAAACTAATGGTTTATTATCCCAATTTTCAAATCAATCTCTATATTTTACTAATTTGTCAGATAATTTTAAGTGGTCTTCAT